CTCGGGCATCGGTGATCAAACGAGAGCCGCAACTGTAGATCAAAGTGAACTTGTACAGGTAGGACCAACGACTATAAAAAGAACTTTATCAGAATACGAAAAGCAATTAAAAATTAAAAAAATATTAAATGATCCCGAATATGTTATTAGTGGTGACATACTGGATAGGAACCATGACATATTCTTTGAGAATGTGAACATAATTTCTACAGTTGGCCCCAACAACGAACGTAACCTTGCCAACTTCACAAAGATGACCTTTGAACTACATGAACCTTATGGAGTAACTTTTACAGAAAAGATCAGGGCGGCCGCTTTTAGAGAGGGCTATAAGGATTATCAGGCCGCACCTTACCTACTGACAATAGAGTGGAAGGGATTTGACGAGAATGGCAATCCAATACCGGACAGATCGAAATCATTGGAGAGGCGTGTGCCGATATTCATCACAAGGGTGGAGTTTGAAGTAAATGCCGGTGGTACTGTGTACACGTGTACAGCGGTTCCTTACAGCGAGATGGCGTTCGATGACAGTTTCAAGTTTCCGAGAACAGAATTTTCTACAAACGTGACAACCGTTGCCGCCTGGATAGGAAGCGTTAAGGTTGGTCTAACAGAACAGATGCAACAAGAAGTAGACGGTGGATTCAGGACATACCATGACGAATACACTTTTGACATTTCAGAAATAGAAAAATTTATAAAAAATGGTGACATGGTAACAGAGGAGACCGAAGGTATATTCAACACTGCTGACGTGAAGGAATCTATGGACTTTCTCGACAATGACAACATAGTTGGTCCAGATGATAGCCTACTGGCACAGAATATAGCACAGGTTAAGGCAAAACGCACAGGTATGCACCTTGACAAGTACACGAGCCTGGTTAAGGCTTTCGAGGACGTGATACGTTCAACTACTTTTTATCAGGACATTACAGGTAACTTTTGGAAGAATTTAGTTGATTCTAGCAATAAGTCTGATAAGGAGTTAGTGGGGATAATTCTCGATTCGGAGAAACTAGCCGATACGCTAGGAAAAAATCAGTACGTGGATTGGTTCATGATCAAACCGCGGGTGAAATCCATGGTCGAAAAAGGATTGGATCCCATAACCAAGATGTATCCAAAAGAAATAATTTACAAGGCCATACCGTACAAGGTGCACATCCTGAAACTGTTGATGCCAGGCATGAGCCTTGGCAAGATAGACTGGAGCAAATACGCAAGGAGGCAGTACGAGTACATATACACCGGAGATAACGTGGACGTGCAAAACCTAAGAATCAACTACAACACAGGGTACTATTATCGTAACATCAGGGATGATGACGAGTCGGCTGGATCCACAGGTAAGTTCAGAAGTATTGCCAATGCTATAAAAAAGGCTTTTGGTGCGGAGGATTATCCAGAGCCGGCACTGCCACTGCGGCAGTATCCATCAGTGCTGAAGCAGGTTAACTTTGCCAAAAAGATAAGTCCCAAGAATGCAAAGGCACAGGAGTTTTTTGACTACCTAGTAAATCCAGAAGCAGATATGATGAAGATAGAACTTGAGATATTAGGTGATCCCGCATACGTGGCCCAGGACATATTCGCACCATATGAAGACAAGATATTGCAAGGAGAAGAGTACGACTTCCAGAGAAACAGTTTTAACATGCAGTCACACATGCCGGTGGTGCATCTAAATTATAGAATGCCAACAGACCTTCGTGAGAAAGAAGGAACCATGTTTGACAAGCAATTTCTAGAAAGCAATCTGTTCTTTTCAGGTGGTTACCAGGTGACTAGGATTGACTCCAGCATGAACCAAGGACAGTTCACGCAGACGCTGACAATGGTAAGGTTAAACAATCAGGACGGAGAAGGATCCGCTCCTAAAGAACTTATGAAAGCGGCGAATGGAGGACTGGATAAGATAATGACACCGGAAAACATTAAAGATTATTACAGGGAAAAATTTTTCAGTAAATAAATTTAACTATTATGGCATATATTGATAAAAGAGGATTCACAGATACAACTTCCAACCAGAAGCATTTCTCTGACAAACACTATGATGGTGGATCAGGTCCATACATAGGTGTTGTTGAGACCACTAAAGATCCATTAATGATGGGGCGTTTGGGAGTGAACATACCAGCAATGACCACGACGACAAAGCCGGGTGCGAGCCAAGTTATTTGGTGTCGTTACCTATCTCCGTTTTATGGTTCCAAGCCACTTTCGGCAGTAAGCACCAATTCCATGGATGACTACAAGACAAATCAGACCAGTTATGGTTTCTGGGCAGTACCACCGGATGTGGGCACAGAAGTATTGGTTATATTTGCCAAGGGCGAGAACAATGAGAACAGTGCGTTCTGGATAGGTTGTGTGCAACAACCAAAAGTCAATCAACAGATTCCTGGTCTCGCAAGTGCCACAAGGACTGAGAGAAATGCAAGGGAATTGGCAAGATCAGGCCAGACCAATTACGGCACAGACTTTTTGCCAGTAGGAGACCTAAATAGAAATTTTTCAAAAGGTGGTGCAACACTATCAAATTCAAACAAATGGGATCTTCCCATTAATGACATACTGGCAGATCAACTGCTTGAACAAGGACTGATACAGGACGATGTACGTGGTACAACAAGCAGTTCCGCGGCACGTGAGGCTCCTAGCCAAGTTTTCGGAATGAACACACCGGGACCTGTCAGGAAAGACTCAAGGAAATTAAACATAGGTCTAGAAGGCAGGCAGGTGCGTCCGGACCGTGACTTAGGACACAGTTTCGTCATGGACGACGGAGACATAAATGGCAACAACAGGCTCACAAGGATACGTACAGCCACAGGACATCAGTTGTTGATGCATGACACACAGGGTGTCGTGTACCTTTCCAATGGATCAGGCAAAAGTTGGATAGAAATGGATAGTGAAGGGAAAATTTATATCTACGCACAGGATGGATTCAATCTAAGAGCAGATGGAAACTTTGACCTACACTCTGGTGGTGACATAAATTTTCACGCCAAGCATAACATAAAATTCACTGCTGAGCAGGACATCGTAAACAATGCAAATTTTGTAATGCACGTAGGAGAAAATGGTGTGCTGACATCTTCACAGAAAGGCAGTGTGGCCACTTATGGAAAGTCCGGCATCACGTCATTCAGTGGCGGCCAACAACTGCATGGTGCCAGCGGGCCGGTGCACCTTGCTGGATCACAGGTACACTTCAATAGTGTGGGTGCCAGTTCTGGATGGGGTCCTACATGGCTAGACGCCGCGTCTGCCGGTGTAGTGACTGATGAATCACAGAATGATGTTAACTTGACAGTGGGCAAAGGGTAAAGTCCTAGAAGCAAACACAAAGAAAACAAAAACCACAGTGCCAAATCTTGTAACGCATGAACCGTTTACAAGAGCACCATCAGGAATATACGAAACAGTTTCACAATGGGAAGATGCAGAAAAATGGGAAAAACTATCCAAACAGCCAGGCACACTAGAGTTCTTGGCACAAAAGAATAGAGAGAGTGATGTTGAGTACATAAGGAATCTCCAGTTCTTTACAGATCAGAAAAAATTTCTTGAAACACAAGGACTTCTAGAAGTTAAAGGTGTTGATACAAAATATATTAAAGATTTTGGTAAAAAGTTCACTGAAAATTTAAATCCAAATCTCAAGCTCAACTCAGTAAAACTCAAAGAAGTGTCAGACCAGTTCACTAAACAATACAACGAAATTTACAAAGTCAATAGCGTTGTTGAAAATTTGAAAACGACAAGTATAAATCAAATATTAACATCCAAGGTTGTAGCAGGAAAGATCACAAGTGTTGCATCTAGACTAACAGGGACACTACTAGGTAGAAGTTCAGCAAACAACCTACCACCATCATTGCGAACTGCGGCGTCGGGTAGGATAGCACAGGTAGCCTCAGCATTGAAACCATTTGCAACTAAGGTCACAACCGCGATTAGTAGTTTCTTTAGTTCAGGTGGCTTTTTCAGTGATGCAAGGTTAAAAGAAGATATAAGATTTGTTGGAAAATCACCTGCAGGTATAAATGTTTATTCATTTAAATACAAGCAGTTGCCTGGTAGATACCTAGGCGTTATGGCACAGGAAGTGCCATGGGCAAGGCATTTAACAGACACAGGTTATTATGCTGTGGATTACAGCAAAGTGGATGTAGAATTTAGGAGATTACATTAATGGCGTACGGAGATTCAGGATCAAAAGGTCTTTCAGACAAAACAGTCACGTTCAAGGGGTTCAGTTCACGGGCAGATAAACAGAACTTCAAACTGTTTGATTTTGAGGTGGCGAAACAGGACCTTATCAACAGATTGAGTGTCAGGAAAGGTGAGCGTGTAGAGAACCCAGAATTCGGCACTATAATATACGACGCCATATTTGAACCTTTCACAGAGGATCTAAAAAACGCTATTATAGATGATGTCACTGCTAATTTAAACGCTGATCCACGTATTGCCACAGAGGAAATACTGGTCACAGAAGCGGACAAGGGCATAGCCATACAGGCAACAATAAAGTATGTGCCATTGGATATTACCGAGAAATTACGCTTCACTTTTGACGAAAACTCTCTTCTGCGTCTTTCTTAAACTACGCACTTAATTTAAGTTATAAATATCCATACAAACAGTATGGCCACAACAGACAGACAGAACAGATTATTAGTTGCCGAGGATTGGCGTAAGATTTATCAGGCATTCCAGCAGGCAGATTTCAAATCATACGACTTTGAAACGCTACGTAGAACAATGGTGGCATATCTACGTGAGAACTATCCAGATGATTTCAACGATTTTGTAGAGAGTTCGGAGTATGTGGCTCTTATAGATTTAATAGCCTACGTTGCTCAAGCATTATCATTCAGAACAGACCTGAATGCC